GCTCACAAATGGACTAAAGATTTTAAAGATGCGATTGAAAAACATCATCAATATTGGATGGAAAAAAACACTCAAAATTTCAATAACATACATCAAAATTCAGCAAAAACAGCAAAAACAGCAGAACGATTGCAGAACGATTGCAGAACGATTTTATCCCCCACAACTACCGAAAACACGGAGTTTAGTGAAGAGGTGCAGAACGATAGCAGAACGATAGCAGAACTAAGTATAAATAATAAACAATACAACAACAATAAAAGCACTCAAAACCAAGAGCCAGAACAAGAGCATTTATCTTGTCATTTAGATATTAATTTTCTTAGATATTTTTCAGAGTTAAGACTATCTACGAGTAAGAAATATTTAGGGAAAAAAGAAACAGCTTATCAGGAGTATCTAAAAGTTAAAGAGATGTTTGATATTGAAGTAATTGCCTATTCCTACAAGAGATATTTTAATCCGCAAGACGAAAAAACAGTAGGACTAGCAAAGTTCATCAAAGAGGAATTATATTTATCGTACTTACCGAAAAATATAAGCGTAAAAATTCAAGGAAATTTTGTTGATGGAACATTCAAAAATGAAGTATTTGAAGCGGTTACAGGTGCTAAGTATAAACTAAACTATGCAAGATATTTAGAAAAAATAGCAAAGAAAGAGCTTGTTTTTCTAACTGATATGGAGGTAGCGCAATGAAATATCTAGTAAGCCTAAGCGGTGGTAAAGACAGTACAGCGTGTTTATTGTGGGCATTAAATACTCTTCCAAAAGAGGACATCATACCGTACTATATAGACACTAAGTGGGAACACGATGCAGTTTATGAATATCTTGATTATCTTGAAGAAAAGCTTGATATTAAAATAATTAGATTAGAGAGTGAGGGGATGGAAGCTCTTAGTAAAAGAAAAAAGTGTATGCCAAATTCAATTATGAGATTTTGTACGGAAAATTTAAAGATAGTTCCAGCTAAAAAGTTTTATAAAGAACTTCAAGACGAGGGAATAGACTTTATAAATATAGTTGGAGTTCGTAGAGAAGAAAGCGAAGCAAGAGCAAATACAGAGAGCTTTGTAATTTCACAAGATGGAATAAAGACTTTACATCCAGTCGCTTATTGGGATACTCAAAGAATATTCGACTATCACAAAGAAAACAAAATAGAAGTTAATCCACTTTATAAAAAAGGGTTTAGCCGTGTTGGTTGCTACCCGTGCATCTATGCGAAAAAACACGAACTTATGCTGATGGAAGACAAATATATTCAGAGACTAAGAAAACTTGAAAAAGATATGAGCGAGATTGTAGATAATCCAAAAAATGCAACTTTTTTTGCATCTCATAGAGATAAACATTTAAGACCTACTTTAGATATGGGAAATGAAAGTCAATGTGTTAATCAGTACGGGATTTGTGAGTAATGCTAAGACTAATCAATTATTCAAACAGACAAGACAAGCCATACATTATAGCAGGAATTGTAGATGAAGACTTTATCTTGATTGGATTTACAGTTGCAGACAATAACTTAGAGAGATACACAGGGAAAAACTTTAGAACAGCAGGTAAGGCTATCGAGTGGGCTGATGAGAATTATAAGGTGTTGATATGAAAAATAAAATGAACAAAATACACAACATAGACTGTTTAGAATTTATGAAACAAGTGCCTGATAATTATTTTGATTTGGTTTTGACTGACCCACCTTATGGGATAGGGATTGATGGAAAAAAAGAAAGTTTAAATAACTCAAATCCACAAGCGAATAGAAAAGCACACGACTTTAAGGGATGGGATAACGAAAGCCCTCACAAAGAATATTTTGATGAGATGTTTAGAATAAGCAAAAATCAAATTATATGGGGAGCCAATTATTTTGTTGATAAATTACAAGGAAATACCAAAGGATGGATAGTATGGGATAAAGGACAGCATGGCTTAACTATGAGTGATTGTGAATTATGTTTTACTTCTTTTCAAAGACCCACAAGAATAATAACTTTCAACAGAGTTGAAATACAAATAGATGGAAGTGTCCACCCAACTCAAAAACCTTTAAGACTGTTCAAAGACATACTAAGAGATTTAGCAGGAGAAGGGACAGTATTCGACCCTTTCATAGGAAGCGGAACAACAGCCATAGCGTGTAAATCATTAGGCTTAGACTGGTGCGGTTGTGAGTTAGAAGCGGATTATGTAGAGATAGCTAATAAACGCTTAAAAGCAGTTCAAGGGAGTTTGTTTTGAAAAATAAAGTTAATCACGACATCAAAAGCACAGTAATTAATATGATACCAGTATCAGCACCACGTCCTAGAGTAGTTACAAAAGTTATAAAAGGTAAGAGAGTATCAAGAGCATATAACAAGTCAGAATATACAGACTACAAAAATGCTTTTTTACAATTAGCAAAGATGCAAAACAAGAAATTTTTAACAGGTGCTTTAGAGTTAGAGATTATTTTCGTTATGCCTATTCCAAATAGTTGGAGTAAAAAGAAGAGAATAGCGAGTGTAGGACAGCCACATATTAGTAAGCCAGATACGGATAACTTACTTAAAAGTGTGCTTGATGCTTTAGAGGGAACTATTTATAAGAATGATAGTCAGATATACAGCATCAATGCTAAAAAAGTATATGGCACAAATCCAAGAACAATTTATTATTTTAAGGAGTTAGAAGATGAATAAAGAACAATTAAGAGACAAGATAGAAGACATTAGAGATATGGGATCTAAAGAGTTAGAAGAGTTTGAAAGAGTTTTAGCAGTAAGTAGTGTTGCAGGAAGAGCGAGAAACTTTTTAGTGAGAGCGGTTGAAGAGCGAAAAAAAGATTTAGAGCTTAGAGATGCTGCAGGTGTTGTTAATGGTGATATTGATGATACGGATTATTAGAGAGAAGATTGAGAGTGTTTTACACTCCATCTTTGATAGAAATATGATTAATTATAAAAAGAGGTTTTGTGATGAGTAAAAAGCTAACAGTAAAGCAAGAGAAATTCGTACTTAAATACTTTGAGTGTGGAAATGCAAGTGAAGCTTATCGTTATGCTTATAGTGCATCAAAGATGAAGCCACAGACAATAAATAGAAAAGCATTAGAGTTATTAGATAACGGCACGATTACGGCAAGGTTAAAAGAGCTACAAGCCAAAGCAGAAGAAGAGAGCAAGTGGAGTGTAGAGAAGATAATCAAAGCTCATACTAGAATATTTGAGATAGGAATAGGCGATGTTTCAAGTAGTCATATTGTAACAGAGGGTGCAGGAGAGGGAATATCTAACACTCTTGAAGTTGAGATGAGAGATACAAACTTAGCAGCAGCAAAAGGTTCTTTAGTTGAGGTAGGTAAAATCTTAGGATATTACGAGAAAGACAACAAGCAAAAAGCAGGAGAAGTAAGCATAGCAGACTTTGCTAAGTGGTTAAGTGATGAAAATAGTAAAGAGGGAAAAAATGACTGAAAAAGAACTCTTAAAGCGATGGGGAAACTCTATTGAAATCTTTGTCGATGAATGTTTGTTTGCTAAGAGCGACAGAAAGCCATCAAGCCAACAGAGAGCAGTATTGCAGGACATAGATGCAGGTATTAAAGATATAAGCATATCGTCAGGACACGGAACGGGAAAAAGTACTCTATTATCGTGGGTTATTCTATGGGTAGGCTTATTCAAATACGATGCAAAGATACCAGCGACAGCACCAACAGCACCACAGCTCACAAGATTATTATTACCAGAGGTTAGAAAGTGGAGAGAGAAGTTACCAAAAGAGTTAAAAGAGTGTGTAACAGTCAAGAATGATAGTGTAGCTTTTTGTAATAATAATCAATGTGTAGCAAGAACAGCAAGAAAAGAAGCACCGGAGGGCTTACAAGGGTTCCATGCTACTTATTTGTGTTGGATTATAGACGAAGCGTCAGGAGTTTCAAACACAATCTTTGAAGCAATCGAGGGTAGCTTAACAGGTAATCAACACTTACGACTATTAACAGCAAACCCTACGAGAACAGATGGTTATTTTTACAACTCACAGCATAAGAATAGGGAGCTATGGAAGTGCCATACCTTTAATGCAGAACTTAGTGAGAATGTATCACGAGAGAGCATAGAGAGAAAAAAGAAAGAGTACGGAGCAGATAGCGATGCTTATCGTGTTCGTGTTTTAGGCAGGTTCCCAAGAACATCAAGCGATGCGGTTATTCCTATGTATGTTATTGAAGATGCAATTAACATAGGGGAAGATTATAACGATTATGGTGCGGAAGTATGGGGATTAGATTATGCAGATGCAGGAGATGATAGAACTATGCTTGTTAAGAGAGTAGGGCATTATTTTTATGAAAAAGTAGAGTGTCCTATTACAGGGAAGCATAGACAAGTGAATACCGCAAGATGGTTAGCAAGTGTCTATCTTGAAGCAAAAGAGAAAGGAAAAGAGCCAAAAGCAATATTTGTCGATAGCATCGGAGAGGGTAGCGGCTTAATGAGTGCATTATATGAACCTCAATTCTATCATATACCCGCTATAAGCTGCAAAGTAAGTGAGAAGTCGTCACGACCGGATATTTATCTAAATCTTAGAGCAGAAC